CCCCCGTGCGTCAAACGACGGCAACAGGAGGCAACGCTCTTCTCCACTTCGCCAACAATATTATGGAGTTTGAATCTCGCTTTAAGGGGGATTTGATATTGCAAAACCCCTCGATTAAAACGATGGACGCAAAAAAGAATCCAATTATTGGACACAATGCAAAAGTCACGATCAAAAAATCTGCCCATGAGAACACCAATACTACCATATCCTATCCCATTCGATATGGTCGCACTGGAGGCACTTCTATTTGGGTTGAGAAAGAAGTTGTAGATCTTCTTTATGCGTGGGAGTTTGTCGAGAAGAAGGGGGCGTGGATAAATCCCACAGATGAGTTTAAGGAGCTTTTAAATTCCAAAGATTTGGAATTTCCAGACAAGATTCAGGGCGATACCAAGCTTTTTAAAACAGTTGAAGAAAACAAAGAGTTATGTAAATTCTTGATAGGGTATTTTAAAGAGCAAATACAGGTATGAAGTTTATTGACGCATTTGGAAAACAGAGAAATTTAAAAAATGCAAAAAAATATTTAATAGATTGGGAGAAACCAAGCCGAAGTAAATTTCAAACAGCAGTAAAAAAGTTTCTATACCCCTATTGGAAGAATGACATCGTATTTGAGGAGTTTAGGGTGGTGGGCAGTAGGCTCAGCTTGGATTTTTATAACGCCAACAAAAAAATTGCCGTAGAGGTTCAGGGGGCGCAACACACCAAGTATGTTAAATTTTTTCACAAGAACCGCTTCAAGTATTCAGATCAGCTAAAAAGAGATGAGAAGAAACTTGACTTCTGTAAAGCCAATGATATAAAGTTAGCAGAGGTTTATCCGCAAGATGTGGTTACAGCCTCGCTGTTTGAAGACCAAGAAATTTATTTATGAATCTAGACGACGAAACCGACTTCAGATTACCCACTGAATGGGTAGATAAAATCTATGAATTATCGGGGGGCGCCGAGAAATATAAAGGGGTTTTAATGGCGCTTTCTTCAGAACAGGGCGATCCTTTAATTTATTTTAAATATGATTCAGGAATGACAGAAGCGGCCCTCACCAAGACGATGACAGATTACCTGCGTAATCTCGATAACATAAAATCAAACGAAGAAGAAAATGATTTATAATTTCGAACTCGAAAAACAGTTGTTGGCTGGCTTAATTAAAGAGCCAGACTCGTTAGCGGAAATATCCAACTTTATTGGCACGGGTGATTTTTACTCAGAAAAAACCTCCCTCCACTCTACCATTTTTAGGATAATTCAACAAGCTATAGACTCAGGGAACGAAGTAGACGAGGTGATAATTGCTCAGCGGGTAAATGATGTGGGCATCTCCTTCCAAGATAACCTGAACCCTTCTGATTACATCAAGTCTTTAGCGTTACGCAAGGTTCCCAATGGCAACACCATTAAGACCGCCAAGGAACTTAAAAAGTATTCCATTAGGCGTGAAATTCTAGAGTCTTCGGTAGACATTGGGAAAAAAATGAAAAACATGCCACCCGAGGCGTGTTACCGCAGCATCATTGAGGCCGCAGATAACGCCTACAATTCCAGAATCAACCTTTATGAATTGGGCAACGATATTCCCGAAAATATTTATGAAGACATGGAGGGCCTCATTGAGGATCGGGGGAATAATCCCGTAACTGAATTTGGGATGATGGGGCCTCATCCAAAAGTTAATGACATTTACGGTTCCCTATTGCGCCCAGGAAACATTACCGTCATTGTAGCGCGTTCTGGAGTGGGTAAGACCAATTTCTGCATGGACTACACAACGAAAGTGAGCCTCAAGTATGACATTCCCGTCTTGCACTTCGATAATGGTGAAATGAGCAAGGAGGAGCTAATTATGCGTCAATGCGCCGCCCTCTCAGGCGTTTCCATGCATCTTCTGGAAAGCGGTAAGTGGCGACAAGCTGGAGAAGAAGTGGTTAACAAAGTTCGTTCTGTTTGGCCCAAGATTAAGAACCTAAAATTTTATTACTATAATGTTGGAGGGATGGATGTTGACTCCATGGTTAACACTCTCAAACGCTTCTACTACTCTAAAGTGGGGCGTGGCAACCAAATGGTCTTTTCTTTTGATTACATTAAAACAACCTCCGAAAATATCGCCAATAAATCTGAGTGGCAGGTAGTAGGCGAAATGGTAGATAAGTTTAAGAAGTGCGTCCAAAAGGAGATTCTACACGATGGTAACCCCGTAATCCCAATGATTACCTCCGTGCAGTCTAATAGGTATGGAATCACCAATAACAGAAATTCCCAAAACATTGTGGATGATGAGTCCATTGTCTCCCTTTCAGATCGCATAACCCAGTTCTGTTCCCACATGTTCATTCTCCGCAATAAGACGGCAGACGAAATGGAAACGGAGGGGAATAGATTTGGAACGCACAAACTGATTAATGTTAAAGCTCGTCATCTTGGTGGGGATATAGCTGGCGCCATCGAACCCGTCCGTGTGGGGGATAGCCTTCGGAAGAATGCTATTAATTTAGATTTTATGAATTTTAATATTACGGAGAGGGGTGATTTAAGGGACATCGCCCGTATGTTGGAAGGTGAAGAGGATTTAGATAGTGATGGATTCCAAGAAACAATCCCAGACTTCGATCAGTTCTGAGGATTTCCAAGGAATCTTGGAGTCAATGGGTTATATTCTCATTGATTGCGGGGATCACTGGAGAACTCGGGCTTTGTATCGGGACGGAGACAATGAAACTGCTGTTAAAATTTACAAAAATACTGGAGTGTGGATGGATTTTGTGGAGAACAGAGGCTCAAAACCTTTCGAGGCGCTCGTCCAAAGCACACTTAAAGATCAACCCAAAGAACTGGCGAGTATCTTGGGCGGAGCAAAAAGGGAAATCGCACCCGTTTATACCCAAAAACAAACTATAGATATGGAAAAAATTTATCCCGAGGGATCACTTGATAAGCTTTTCCCGAATTACAACTTTTACCTAAAGAGGGGGATTTCCGAAGCTACCCAAAAAGCTTTTAGCGTGGGTCTTGCGGGGGTTGGCAAGATGTATAGAAGAATGGTTTTTCCGATTTACAACGAGCATCACCAGATAATAGGTTTCTCAGGTCGAAAAGTAGACGATAATAATAACTACCCCAAATGGAAACATATTGGTCGAAGAAATAACTGGGTTTATCCCGCCTTCAATCGGGGCATAGGGGTGGATGAGGCAATCAGCAACGCAGAGGAGGTAATTCTAGTTGAAAGCATTGGAGATGCAATGGCACTTTATGAACAAGGTATTAAAAACGTTTTGGTTATGTTTGGCTTATCCGTCAATAGTCATATTATTAACTATCTCAATAGTAAGTCTATCAGTCGGATTTTTATCTCTACTAATAATGACCGCGATGGTCGGGAAAATAGAGGATTTACGGCAGCGATAAAAACTTTCATTAAGCTTTCCGCTTACTTTGATTTGGAGAGATTAATTGTAAAATTTCCCACCGCACCCTATAATGATTTTGGTGACGCTCATCGTGATGGATTCAACTTTAATGACCATTGGATCAAAAAAGAATACGATCAGGGTAAGCAGCTAAGCTATATCTCTGAATTTATTAAAGACAATAGCTCCTACTTCACCAAAAAAGAAATTAAGACCGCCTTAATGTTTAGTGATGAGTGAGCCAACCACCCCCCTTTCAGCGAGTAGAATTAAGACGGCGCAATCGTGTTCTTGGTTGTATTGGTGTAAATATAAACTCAAGCTTCCCGAAAAAAGCAATGATGGGGCTAGGCGCGGTTCTATTTGTCACTTGGTTTTCGAGGTCTTAGGCGTGAAAGGGAGAAAGAGGTATTTTAATAAAATATTAAAAACCGAAGATGTGTTCTCTGTTCCGTCGATTAAAAGGCTGATTCTCAAACACGCAGCCAAAGAGGGTGTAGATGATCAAGAAAATATCGACTTAATGAAAGATATGATCTTCAACGGGTTAACCTATGATTTTTTTGGTCATGATCTAGCCAAACCCACTAGAGAATATTCAGAAAAGGATTTCGACATCATCAAAAGTGACGGTAAAATAAAATAC